ACCGTCTCAAACTTGGGCGTGGCGGTTTTGCCGTACTTGCCCATCTCCGCCACAGTGGCGAAACCGGTATGCTGAGAGCGCTTCTTGTGGGTCCGGCGGCCGCTGGAGGTAGTCACGTTCTCTACCGTAACCTCGCTCAGCAGGCTTTCCTCGCTGTCCCGCAGCTCAATGATGCGGGTTACGATGTCCTCAGGCACTGTATAACCACCCTTGGAGCCCTCACCCTCCTGCATAGGGCCGTCCTCATCCTTGGATACCCGGAAACCGTTCCGGGCCGCCGCGGCAAAATCCTTCACGGCCTTTTCATAGCCGGTAGGGCCGCCATCCTGGCCCATCATGCCCCGCAGCTGGCCATCCTGGCCGCCGTCCTCGCCGCCGAAGGACTTCTCCTCCGCCGCAATCAGGGCGTCTACTTCCTCAATTTGGGCGGTCAGATTGTCCACCTTCGCCTTTTTGGCAGTGTAGGCCTCGCTGACACCATTGGCCTCCAGCTCTTCCTTGGCCGCGTCAATGGCCGTCTTGCGCTGGTTCATCAGGTCCAGCTTCTTTTCCTTCAAAGTCATGTCGCTTTTTCCTCCAATTCAAAATCTGTTTTTTTCAAGCTCCAGCAGAGCCAAAGCCTTCTGCTTTTCCTCGTCTGCGGGGGGCTTTTCCGGTTCCGGCTTATTCTCCTCGCCGCCGTAGGCCTTGATGACGCCCGCCGCCCGCTGACTGGGGACAGCCACTAGGCTCACCTCGTAGGTATCTGCTACATCCCCCAGGGCTACGGCGCAGCGTTTGCCATCATATACTGCGCCGGGTGTATGCTTGCAGAACCGCCTGGCCTTGTCCGTGCCGCAGATGTCGCAAACGGCGCTTCGGCATGAAACGCCCACGGACGCCTCCCGCAGGATACCCGCCTCGATGGCGGAGATGGTGTCCTCCGTACCGGCAGAGCGCACCATGTACGCCCGCAGCACCAGCCGTTCCCCATCGTCCACCGGCTCCACCGCGCTGGCATACACCCGGCCTATCTGGGCGCTTGCGCTCCAATTGTGGTCCCGCAGCAAAGGTCTGCCAATATACCGCTTTGCCATCTCCTCTAACGCCTCATGTGTAAAATGCTCCCAGTCCCGGTCCACCTGCGTGTCGCAGGCCACCAGCCGGAAAGCGAACACCTCCCCGGCGCTGAGCTTTTTCAGGCTCTGGCGGTTGATGAGGCCCAACTCGCCGTCGTCCACCTCCACCGCCTTTTCCACCAGTCCGTTTTTCCGAAAATCGTTCATGCTCTACTCCTTTGTCTCCGCCCCGCTGTCCTTTGGCGTGTTCCGGTTCCGGCTCAGTTCTGCCCAGTCCTCCAGGGGGGCGTAGTTGAGGCTGGCGTACCGGGTATCCCCGCCGGGTACCGGCGGCATATCCTCTTTCTCCAGCACGTCGTTGACGCTATACGCGCCCAGCTCCCGCATCCCCTTGTACCAGGCCACCCGGCTGGCGCTGTCACCCCGCAGCTCCGCCATCATGTTCCGGGGCAGCCACAGCCCCGCCTCCCGCTCTGAGGCGGTCAGCAGTTTCCGGCTGTCCTCCTCTTCGTACTGGGTCACCGTTGGCTGGATGGTGTACTTCACGTAGTCCAGGCTGTTCTGCTCATTGCTGGCGTAGCTCTCTTTGCCGGTGTACAGCAGGTTCAGCGGCACCCCGGTAAACCGGGCGATGTCCGCCACCGTGACAGCCTTGGACTCCACAAACTGGGCGTCAGTGTTGCTCATGTTCAGCGCCTGATACTTCAGGCCATTGTCTAGGATCGCCGTGCGGAAAGCGTTGCCGGGGCCGCCGTGGACCCGCTCCCATTCCTTGCGCACCTGATCCTTGTAGCTGCTTTTCGTGCCGTCGGAAAGCACCAGCTCCCGCTTGCCGGACAGGTCCGCGTCGGTCATCAGCACGCCGGATGGGTGTCCGCCGTTCTCGTAGACTGCCTGCTCGTAGGTCTCCCGGGCCGCCGCCACATGCAGCACCTTGGCAGCATAGGCCAAAAGGCTCACGCTGTCCACGCCGTTGGTGGTGAATCCCTTGTAGTGCAGGATGTCCGCCGGGTCCAGCTTGTAAAGCTGGCGGGTCTTGGGGTCCGCGGCAATGTACCACAGCTTTCCGGTTCCCGGCTCGATCTGTGGAGAACAGGATCCGGGCGGCAGCGGGATCAACTCCACCGGTCGGCCCGTCCGGCTGTCCCGGTAGATCCACACATAGCTTTTGCCAAGCACCAGCCGCTGGTACTCCACGACTTTTTTGTACACGAAGGGCGTCATGGCCTCGTTGGGCCGCTCCCACAGGACAGGCCCTAAGTGGTGGTTCCGCACTTCCTGTTTCGTGTTCATGTTCCGCACGGACACCGGCAGCTTGCCGATGGAGTCCGACCGGATGTCAATGGCCCGGTAAAACGCCGATACCTTCAGCGCCTCCTCCGTGGTGGGAGGCGCGTCCCGGCTGCGGCTCTCGCCGAACACCGTCCGCCAGGTCACTGCCCCCTGGTCCTCCAGGCTGGCGCTCTTACGCGTCAGCCGTCTGTACGAGATCAATCGTCCTCACCGTCCTCATTGTCGTCATCGTCGTCTTTTTCGCCCTGCTCCACCAGAACGCTGGCCGCCAGGCAGAACACACCGGCCGCCGCCAGTCCCGGCCCTAAGCCGAACCACAGCCCCAGGCCCACAGAAATCAGCGCCGCCCCGGTCCAAAAGAGAATGTCGATCAGCATCTCTTCACACCTCACATACTGAACTTTCCCCGCTCAATGGCTGATACCAATCCGCCCTCCTGGGCCTCCATCAGCCTTGCCGTAGCCAACGCGATGATCCACGCCACCGTGATATCCACCCGTCCGGTACTCCGATCCTTGGCGATTTTCCGATTCTCGTTGATATCCGTGTAGCACCGGGCGTTTCCAAAGCACCACCGGGCGCAGGTGTTGTGTACATGGAGCATCTGATGGCCCCGTATCAACGTCTCCAGTTCTTTCGTAGGCGGGGACATATGCTGGATGCCCTGTGGGATCTCCACGCAGTTCACCGCCGTTTTCTCCCCGCCCGCATCATTTACGGTGGAAGTCAGGCGGGAGAGCAGCGTCCGCCCGTTCCAGGGGTCCGTCCCCACGCACCGGAGATCGTACAGCTCCGCCGCCTCGTAGATGGCCTGCTCCACCATCGTGTAGTCGATCATATCGCCGGGGCACAGGTGGAGAAATCCAGCCCGCTCCCAGTCCCGGTATGGCACATGGTCCCGCTGTTCCGCCTCCAAAACGCCGTCCAGCGGCCGCCAGGCGGTGGGCAGCATCACCCAGGTATCTAATCCATCTTGAGGCGGGAACAGCAGCACGAAGGCCGTCAGGTCCGTGGTGGCAGACAGATCTAAGCCGCCATAGCAGGTTTTCCCCGCCAAAATCTCCCGTACCCACGCTTCCCGCTCCGCCTTGGCGGATGGGCCGATCTGCGTCTTGTCGTAGAGGGTCACCGGCAGCCACCCCACGTCTTTGGTGGAGATCCACTGGTTCAGCCGCAGCCACCGGAAATTCCGCTCCGCCGCCTCGCTCTGCTTGGCCGCCCGGGCGTCGTTGCGGAAATCCCGCGGCATCAGCGTCACGCCGTAGGATGGATTGCACTGCTTCCAAAGCTCTTCGTCGTAGATATCCAGCTCCGCGATCCTGTCCGGGTCGTCCCCGGTCAGCACGGAAATGCCGTACATGATAACGCACCACTGGGGATCGTCCACGTCCAGTTCCCGCTCCGGCTGGCCCCGCCGCCAGGCTAAGATCCGGCGGCATTTTTCGTGAACCTCCCAACCGATGGACTTCCGATCCGGATCGTTTCCGGCCGTGGTCAGCACGATCACCGCCTGCTGCCGCCGGGCGGCGTTGGAGCCGGTGGTCAGTACGTCCCACAGCTTCCGGTTCGGCTGGGCGTGCAGCTCGTCCATGATGATAGCGCTGAAAGAATAGCCGTGCTTCGTGTCGGCGTCGCTGGAATAAATCTTCAGCAGGCCGCCGAACCGGGTCCGAATCTCCCGCACGCTGTCCCGGCACCATACCAGGGGCCGCCCCTCCGGCTGGCTCAGGGCCGTGTGCTCCACCATGTACTTGGCGCATTGGTAGATGATATCGGCGTTCTGTTTGTCCGCCGCGAACAGTCCCACATTGGGCCGCTCCTCGCCGTCTCCCAGCAGGAAATAGAGGCCCAGGCCCGCGGCGTATTCGCTCTTGCCGTTCTTTTTTGGAATTTCCTCATAGAGAAACCGCCGGTAGCGCACCCATTCCCCGTCGTCGTTTTTTACCTGTACGCCAAAAAACTGCCGGTTCGCCTCTTTTTCCCACGGGAGAAGCGTAAAGGGCTTGCCCGCCCACTTGTTTTGTCCGAACACCAGCAGAGAGAAGAAGCCCTCCACCGCCGCCACGGCCTCGGAACTGTAGCGTACCTGATCGCCGTCCTCCGGCGCCGGGATCTCTACGCCCTCCGCCAGCGTTACCATCTCAGGCACGTTTCTGCGCCTCCCGCTGGGCCTCGATCATCTTCAGGAATGGATTGTCCTCCGCCTTTGGCGGCGCCTCCGGGATCACCAGGCGGCACCGGGCGGAGATCGTCAGCCCCAGGTCAGCGGCGTGGTTCCGGGCCTGCTTTGCGTACCGCTCCTGGATGCGGCCCCACTCCTCGGCTCCTTCCACATCCTGCTTACTCAGGTACTTGTTTACCATCTCCGTGGCCTGTTCGTATTGATGCTGGGCCACCAGATACCGGCCCAGGGTGTCCGCGTCCAGATCGGAGTACAGCCGCAGCTCGATCAGCTGCTTGCCGATCTTCCGGAAGTCTTTTTTCAGCTCCTCCGGCAGCCACTTGGGCGGCTTCGCCGTCTTGGGTACCGGCGCGCGCACCTCCGACCGCCGCCGCTCCGCCGTCTCAGCCTTTGTCAGGTGCTTCGCGCCCTTCAATTCCACCAGCTCCGTCGGCTGCCTCTTCCCGGACACTTTCATCCCCCCTCCGTTCCCGTGTCCCGCTTTTCCACATTTCGCGGGCGCTTTACCTCGCCTGCAAAAACATCAGCTCGATAGCGTCCCGCCAGAATTCATACAGTTCCGCATCTTGTTCCAGGCTGAACTGCTCCCAGTTTGGCGCCTCGTTGAGGTTGGAGCTGGACTCCAGCACGAATTTACCCGCGTCGGTATCGAACAGAGTCAGCTTCGTATGATTGTCCCGGGCGGCCAGCCGCCAGCCGCACTCCCGGCAAACCCGCTCGACGTTCTGGTAATGCTCCACCGCCGATGTTTTCCGGTTGTCCCGGCCCAAAATCTTCCCCACGATGAAGGAAGCCTTCTCCAGCCGTCCCCGCTCCCGCAGCCGCTTCAGCTCCCTGAGGGCCGTCGGCCCAATGCGGAAGGTGGACACTGTCAGTTCCCGGATCACTGTCTGATTCGCCACATACCGGAGCATGCCGATAGTGCTTACCTGGCAGAAGCTTACGGCCTTAATCGCCTCATCCTCCCCCGGCAGCGGCCCCAGCGAATCCAGGGCGATCTCGCCCTCACGGTACACCGCGTATCGTTTCCGCTTCCTCCGCACCCGCAGCGCCTGTGTCATCTCCGCATCTGGCATCTCTTATCGTTCCTTTTGCTCTGTTTCTTTTACCGCCCAGGGCGCCTACGTTAAAACGCCACGTCGGCACGCAGCCCTTCGACGCCCCAGGCGGTTTATGCCGCATCCTGATTTTTTCCGTGGGGAAAAAATCCCGCACGAAGGCTGGCTGCGGTTTATTTTCAATAGTTCAAAACTTTTTTTGCCGGGGGGGCCATCTGGTATTGAATCGCGCGAGCGACGCACGCACGTGCGCACGCGCCCAAAGCTGGCCCCGGTTTGGCAGTATCAACGCCGCCGATTTTTGCTCCGATTTTGCCACAATTCCGCCGCCGTTTTGCGGCTGTGGCAGG